CTATGATCCGGGCGACGCCAAATGGAATGCTGCTCAATCGCATGGCACTTGGGCCGGTGGAAATCCATGAGGATTTTAAACGGCCGTTTTGGACGGCTTGGGAATTGCCTGCGTATGCTGAGCCCATTGGCTGGATCGCGAATACACCATGGAATGGAAACTTTGGCCTCGGCCGCTATTCCCAGCCGGGCGACGGTAATCATGGCATCAGTTTTAATGATCCGGAATACGGTGGCCTTAAGCTGTCGCTCTATCATGATCGAGAGTGGCATGCTGGTTTACTCTCTAGCGTCGATCGTAACGGCCGTGGCTTTGCGCGTGAGGAAGGCTATTGGGAAATCATCGCCAAGTTGCCGGAAGGCCAAGGTCCATGGTTTGCCTTTTGGCTCGCGACGACGTTGTCGCCCAATGCGGTCGGCAAATATGTCGCCACCGAACTCGACGTCATCGAAGATTATGGAAAGTGGCCGGATGTCTACCATTTCTCCTATCATTTGTGGAACGCGGGTGGTGCGCAGCCTGAGAATGTTGAGCTTTATGTGCATGACAGCGATCAACATATTTGGGTCGAGCCCAAGGATTTGTTGACCACGCGCTTTAATCGTTTCGGCATACTGGTCGATGCGGACTGGGTGCGAAGCTATCGTAATGATGTTCAAGTAACAATTCATCCGCGTAACCAATTCACGCGCTTTCCAATGTGTACAATTATAAATCTTGTCGGCGGCGGCGCGGATGGTCGGAATGATCCGCCCGATGGCAGCGGCCCATTCGATGCGCATGTGACGGCATTCACTTATCGCCCGTTGAGATGATGAGGAAAAACTATCCAGAGAGCAGTTCCGGATTCTGGATTATGTTTCTGTTAGCGTTAGGAATTCTGTTTCTTGTGTGGGGAACTCTACTGCAACTGTCGAGATGACACATGCTGTTAATCGCCGCCTATCTGTTGATGGCGCAACCATCAGTGACGCCCGCTCAGTTCGCGCCGACACAGCAGCGGCACTGCACCTGCGTCGCGCATGGTCCGCGCGGCGGCTGTACGCGCTGGCGGTGTCGAAAGGTATACGAGCGAACTCGGTAAAAGCCGCCGTCGGCACTCGTCCAATGGGCGTCAAGGTTAGAATGACCGACGGCGGCGTCCCGGCATTGATATCCTGGGTGTCAATAAGCTTGCGGCCGAGACTTGGGCAGCATAGCGCAACTATGACAACTCTCAATAGGCCAATCTTTGGCGCCTGTTTCTATGGCCAAGGCGGCTGGTTTTTCAGTCCAGGGATTGATTCGCTGGCGCGCGAACTGCGCTCGCTCGGTATTGATTCGACGACTTATGCGTATGGACAGGTACAGGCGGCAATCACTGAACTTGATCGCAGGAGCAGCCGCGGGTTTGTCAATCTGCTATATGGCTACTCGCTCGGCGTCACCTCGGTCACCTACATTCAAACCGTGCGGCAAGTATCGCTGTGCTTCGCCATTGCCGCATCGAAGCTCGGGCAAAATCACCCCATCAACAAACGCAATACGGCGCGCGCCGTGCTCTGGCGTGCTCCAGGATTTCTCTCAAGCGCTGGCGGCGGATTAGGATTCGATGAAGTCAACGATATCGTTCGCCCGCATCTGATGATGAGTTTCGCCAAACCGGTGTTGAACAGCGCAGTGGCGGAAGCGCTGGCGTTACAACGCGCGCCGATCGTGCACACGGTCCAATGGTTGCAGCAATCTCTCAATACGTTGATCAAAGCTGGTCTAACAACTGACGGCATTCTTGGTCCTCGCACGATCGGGGCGATCAAAACATTTCAACAAGCCCATGGCCTCGTTGTTGATGGTTGGGCAGGTCGCGCCACAATCGGAATGATCGAGCGGCTATTGCGCGAAGTATGAGATAGGCGTGCAGCACGAATAAACGTGCTTCAAACTGTCGGGGCGACTGTAAGCGTCCGCACGTCTACTATCAAAGATCACCACACCACAGACCCAATCAGCTTGATGGAGAACGGCCATGCCAATCAGTTTTGCGCAGATACCCGAGGGAATAAAAATCCCACTATATTGGGTTGAAGTAGACCCGAGCATGGCGGGAATGCCAAGATTAAATTTACGCGCTCTCCTTGTCGGTGTCATGACCGAGGACGGCAATGCGGAGCCGGATGTTCCGAAAGTCATTGGTCAACAAATCCAGGCTGATATCGCCTTTGGCCAGGGATCTGAATTGGCACGCATGGTGCGTGCCTTTTTTGGCAACAACTTCGCCAACGAGATGTGGTGTCTGCCACTTGCTGAACCTCCTGGCGGGACAGCGGCAAGCGGCGTCATTCGCGTGTTGGCGCCGCCGACAGAAGCGGGAACGATCCATCTTTACATCGGCGGTCAGAAAGTCGCGGTCAACATCGGCGGTACTGATGCAGTGGAAGACATCGCCGAGGCCATTGTTGCTCGCATCATGGCGACGGATGATCTGCCGGTCACTGCCGAAGTTAACGCCACCGATCTTAACCATGTTGATCTCACATGCGTGTTCAAGGGTGTGAGCGGCAATGAGATTCGCGTCGAGTTCAATTACTTCGGCACCATCGGCGGGGAACAGCCGATACCTGGACTTGAGATCGAGTTCCAGGGAACACCGCACACAACTGCTAAACCGGACTTCTTGAGCGGCGGTGTCGGCACGCCGGACATGAAGAATGCAATCATCGCGATGGGCGAGGAAGAATTTGAATATGTGGCGCTGCCGTACACAGATTCGACCACTCTCATGGATTGGGAGATGGAATATGGGTTCTGGGATGAAGGCCGCTGGGGCTGGAAACGCCAACTATTTGGTCATGTATTTGGTGCGAGGCGCGGCACTTACAGCGATCTGATCCAGTTCGGGCGCAGCCGCAACAGTGGTGTGGTATCCATCATGGCGTTCGAGCTGACGACACCGACGCCAATGTTTGAAATGACGGCGGCCTATGTTGCCAAGGCCCAACGAGCCTTGGTGAACGATCCGGCCCGGCCCTTGCAGACGTTGCAGTTGTTCAAAACGTTGCCAGCGAAACTGCACGAGCGGTTCAATTGGCTGGAGTTGAACAGCATCGCAAGCAATGGTCTTGCCATTCAGAAAGTGTGGCAGGGCAGCGGTTACCCGCAGATCGCCCGAGAGCAAACCACCTATCAGTGGGGCAGCTACGGCATCGGTGACGATGCTTATGAGTTGGTCACGACGCTGGCGACGCTGGCGAAGCTGCTGCGCAATCAGCGGCATCAGATCACACAGAAATTCCCGCGCCACAAGCTGGCCAATGACGGCACCCGTTTCGGTCCAGGCCAAGCAATCGTCACGCCGGGCATCATCAAGGCTGAATTAGTTGCTCAGTATGCACTTGATGAATACAATGGCCTAGTGGAGGACGCCCGCAACTTTAAGCGGTTCCTTATGGTCGAACGGGATTCAAATAATCCCAACAGAGTAAATGTCCTGTATCCGCCTGACCTAATCAATCAGCTCCGCATCTTTGCTGTCCTTGCTCAGTTCCGACTTCAATACGATCGCGGTGTTGATGTTGAGATCATCGGACGCGGTACTCAGGGTATTGCCGGTGCTGGCGGCGCTCGCGCTTACTGAGTTCGAATACCTCACAGTCCTCCTGTTCTGTGAGGGAAGTCACCGCCGGACTTACGGCCCATAGTTTCTCAGCACACGGGTTCGGCGGTGACTATTAGATAGTTCTACAACAAAGGAGAATGGTGTCATGGGCGTGCGGTTCGCTGGTGTAGCTCTGGTCAAGGTCGATGGCCGCCAGATCCCGTTGCGTGGCAATCTCACAGTCAGTCCGAACGTCATCGAGCGTACGATGCTCGCTGGGCAGGATGGAATCCATGGATTCCAAGAACTCCCGCGTGTTCCATGGATCGAACTCGACATGAGCACACTGCCCGAGATTGAAATCGAAGAATTGGAGGGCCAAGTCGGCGTCACTGTGGTGGCGCAGCTGGCGAATGGGCGGCAATACAGTCTGGAGGACGCGTGCTGCCGGGGAGGCATTGAAATCAATGCCAGAGACGGCCAGTGCCGCGTCAGGTGGGAAGGTGAAAATTGTCGTGAAATGAGTATTTAGCTCCTAGGCAGATGAGGAACCATAAACATGGACCAGACAAGAGAACAGCCAAGAGGCCCGAAAATTAGACGCGAAGGGTTCGTTGACGATGAGCCCGTCGTAGATGTCATACCTGAGACGGAACCGCCATCGCCGCCGCGTGCGGCAGCAAGGCTTGATGCGCCGAAGCAGAATGGTCAAGACGACCAGCCAGCGCCATCGCCAGGGCAGCCAATGGCGTGGCCGTTCACGTACAAGCTGCGCTATCGGCCGCTGAAGATCACCCACACTGAGACGGTCGATGAGTTGACGTTTCGTGAGCCGAATGCAGGAGACATTCTGGATTTCGGCAACCCGGTGAATATCGAGGTCAAAACGTCTGGCAAACAGATGACATTCGACATTCACATCGACGACAACAAGATGATGCAAGTGCTTGGCAATCTGGTGACAGACAAACGCATCATGTCGCCGCACCTGAATGGCCTGGATTTGCGCGACTATAACAACATCGCCAATAAGCTGCGCCGTTTTTTTCGCCCGGACTGGGATATGGTCAACTTCTGACCTGGAACCCAGACGACATCATCCTGAATTGTTACCGGCTCGCCGAGGTCTATCATCAAAATCCAGAAACGTTTTTGCAGATGCCGCTGTCGCGTGTGTTCGCCCACGCGCATTACACCCTGAAAGTCAAAGACGCACAGGCGCGCGCACGAAAACGAGCGCGAGATAGCGACGACGATTAGCAATGGCTGAAGAACAAGTCTTAACGATCAAAGCAGTATTGGACGATCAAGCCACGGCAGGCTTGGCACAGCTGCAACGCAATATTCGCGAGATGGGTGGCGGTCCGAACATGCAGGCCATGGAGGGCATGCGGCGGACCGGTGCGGAGATGACACAGAGTATGCAGGGCGCGAGCAGCGCGCTGGCTGGATTCGGTCTGGCCATTCCTGTGGTCGGCGCGGCCTTGGCGGGCATGGCGGCAAGCTTCGTGGCTAGCGGCATCGGCAACTTCGCGGAGCATATTGCGAGCCTTGGCCGTGCTGCTCGTAGTACAGGAACCGACCTTGCTCAATTCCGCGAGAATATCTCAACCCTGAAGACGGCTGGCATCTCGGAAGAGGAAGCGGTCAAACAACTTCAGGCATTTAGTGATTTCCAAGTTCGTTTGGTGGAAGGAGGTAACGAAGCCTACGCAAGTATTCTGAACAACATGATGCAAATTCCTGGTCAATCTCTTGGCGCTGCTAGAGCGGAGATGCAGCAATTTTTACAACAAGTTGCCATCGCCCCGCAAAATGAAGCATTACAGATGGTCGCCGATAAGGGCAAGGAGATTTACGAGAGGTCAAAAGCTTTCTATCTCGCCCAAACTCAAGAAGCAGTGGCATCTGGCGCGATGTCGGAACAGGCAGCACGAGAACACGCGGAACGAATGGCCCGCTCTGCTGCCACTGCCTGGGCTGGTGAGTTTGGTGCGCCAGCCATAGCAGAAGTTCAAAAAGCATTTCGCGCGGTGACCGACGAAGAGAAAGCGCTGCAAGCAGTTCGCGAAGAGCAGGCGCGTAAATTTAATTTGGCGACGGCACGAGTCAGTAGCGCTTGGAGAGATATCAAAGAGTCGATGGCTGCCGCAGTCCTGACCGATGACACAATTGCTGCCGTCGAGCAGTTTGCCACAACGATGCGAGAAGCCATGCAAACTGAAGAATTTCAGGCGGGGATGAGGGCGATTGCTGCGGCCGTTTCTTTCATCGCCAGGGATATAATGAAATTCATTACAGAATTAGGAAGGCTAGGCGGTGAGATTGGGTCGATCTACGACAATGTCATTGTGCCGATGCAGCAGTTCTTTGAGGACCCAGGTCAGGGTTTGCAAGACATGATCGATTACGTCAAGGAGCAAGCTCAGGAGTTGTTGCCAGACTGGCTCGTGGATTTCTTCCGCGATCCCGGACAAGGTCTTCAGAATGCATTGGATGACTTCGCAAGGAACGTCCCGAGATTGGCTGGAGTGATAGAGCCGATGAAGGCGTTCTTTGCTGATCCTGGTGCTGCACTCAATCAAGCGATAGAAACCATCGGGACGTCGCTGAACAATTTAATGCCGCAAGACGTCAAAGAGTTCTTTGCTTGGACGGGGGAACAATTGAGCGCTGGGATTGAGGCAATCAAGCAATCTCTGCTTGGTCTGATCCCTGAATCAGTTCGCGATTTCTTCGAGAACCCGACTTGGTCCGGATTTTTTGATTTGATCGAGAGGGCCGATCAGGCTCTGAACAATCTGGTACCGCAAGCGATCAGAGAGTTCTTTGACGATCCGAAGCAGGGATTTTACAATCTGGTCAACAGTATTCTTACTGTGTTTGAAAATATTGGCGAGGCATTCAAACCCGTGCGGGAATTTTTCGCGGCTCCAGGAGCTGCATTTCTTGATATGGTCAATCAAATCAAAACAGCTTTCAGCAATCTTATTCCTGGACCAGTGCGCAAGCTCTTGGGCATTGGCGAGGAAGCAGCGCCTGTAGTGGCACCACCGACGCCGACGGCAGCACAGGCAGCACAGTCCAGCATCATCGTGCCGATGGACATTCAGGGAATGCAAGCGGCAGCGGCGAACTTGCCCGAAACGCCTGTGCCTGATGTGGCCGGGATGCAGGGAGGTGGTCCGGTGCAAGGCGGTCAGCCCTATATGGTCGGTGAGGGCGGGCCAGAACTCATGGTGCCGCAGCAGAGCGGCAGCGTCTTGCCAACGGCGCTGTGGGGAGCAGGCTTGGCCGCTCAACTGGCAGGCTTTAGTGGGGCTGGTAGGGTGGGCCATGCTGTTGGTCGATCGATTACGCGTGAAGCGGAAGGCTTCGGCGGCGTTCTACGCGGCGTGATCCCAGGTATGGGCGCATTGGAGGCGATGCATCGCGATGCGCAACAAGGTCATCCGTTACGGACACGGTTGCGCGGAGCGTTGGGCATCGAAGATCCCGGCGAGCCCGCGCCATGGCAACCTGGAGGTAGATACGACATAGCCTCGTTCAGCGAGCGGTTCGGCGATGTCGCCGATGCGCTGGATCGGAGCGCGGCACAGCAAGTCAATGTCAGTGGCGTGGGCAAGATCAGCGTTGATGTGAACGCGCCTCCAGGCACTCGGGTCAACGCGGAGGCTGAAGGTTTGTTCAAAACAGCAGAAATTATGAGGCAAACGCAGATGTTAGATGCTGATTTTGGACCAGTGGCGGCGACTGGCGTTAATGCAGGAACAGGAACGGTTGGCGGCGGGACATAGCACATGGCCAGCAAAGCATTAATGAAATTACCGTCCGCTTGGCGCGGCGACTTTCAGCCAGCCAACTTCAAGGGCGCGTTCTTCTACTGCGAGGTCGGCACTTATGAGTGCGGCCATCGTCTTGTGATTCATGAGTTTCCCAAGAAGGATAAACCATACACGGAGTCGATGGGTCGGCGGTATTACGGCTTCACTGTTCGCGGCTATTGCATCCAGAGCCAGACACAGCCGGATTATCGCAACGGACAATTTGGACGCAATCAACTCCAAGAGATCTTGGACAATGGTGGCAAAGGGATGCTGCAATTGCCGTTCCAGAAACCCAAGGAGGTGATGTGTCGGCAATATCGAATGACCGAAGAAGATCGCCGTGGCGGATATGTTGTGTTCGATATGCAGTTTGTTGAAGCATCCGAACTTCCATTTCGACCGACACCAGACCCACGCTCTATTTTAATCCAGAGAGCTGATGTGTTGCGACAGCGCGCTTTGACAGTGTTGGTGGGACAGCCATAAATGGTCTACGTCCCAAACAAAGAGCGCGCCAATTTGATCGTGGGCGGTGAGCAATTTGCTGATTGGACGTCGATTTGGGTGCAGCGCACGTGGGGCAATGCCTACGATCAGTTCAAATTTAGCTGCGCTGAACGCGATGGCGCTACTCCCGGCCAAGTGTCGTCGTCGTCCAAGTTCAAGCCTGGGGATGAATGCACGATCACGCTGGCGGGGCAACACGCAATCAGCGGATACATCATCACGCGGCAATGTGCCTATGATGCCAACAGTCATGCTGTGCAATTGCAGGGGACAAACCGGACATGGCGCCCAGCAACATCCGGCATCGAGCACAAGACCAATAGGTTTGATGGTAAAACTTTTTTGGCGATAGCTAGAGAAGTTTTAGGGAAGGCCAAAGCGCAATTCGAGGTTCAGGGTTCTATTCCAGAAACGCCGTTTCGATATTGTCATACCGAAAAGGGTGAAACGATTTTCGACTTTTTGAAACGACTGGCTGGCAACATCAATGTGATTGTTTCATGCACCAAAGAGGGAAATTTTTTGTTTGTCGGCGACGGTCCTGGTTCGTCATCCCAGGGCCAATTGATCGAGGGTGAGAACATTCTCAAGATGCAAGCCATCATCACTCAAGAACGGAAGTTTGGTAAATACATCATTCATGCGGGAAGCAATGCTAGAGATGATTTCAAATTTCAGAAACCGGCCGAACTGATGGATGAAGACGAACCCGACGACAAATTTTATCGGGTGAAGCTTATGACGATGGAGGAACCGACAGATAAAAGGGATACGGTCACAAAGCGTATGAAAGCCGAGCAGATGTGGGACAGGGGCACGGAAATGAATGTAACGGTCGTCGTGTATGGCTGGCAGCCAGACGGCTCTGGAGCATTGTGGGAACCAGGGTCTGATGTCTATGTGAAGTCGCCGATGGCCTTGATCGATCAGAAACTATCAATCCAATCTGTGACCTATACGCAAGACAACAATAGCGGCTCCTTGACGACATTGGTGTGTGTTGGTCCGGATGCGCTCAAAAAAGGGAAGTACTGACTATGCGTGAGACACCACGGGATACTTTGATACGTACCTATTCATCTGGCGGCTCGCGCGGTTGCGTGCTTGAGGCCGATGACGAGCGTCTGATGCAGGAATTGAAAATCAAAATGATGAAGGATGAAGAGCGCGTGGAAGTAGAGCATCCACAGAACTATGGCTTCACGAGCTACGTTAAAAAGGCAGAGATGAAAGACGAAGAAACCATTGATGAAAATAAGGGTTGCGCTGAACATTGGGCGAGTTTTACAGGCGGCAGCCGGACATTTCCTGTCGTACAGATTTTGGACGACCGTCGCTATCGCCTTCGCAACCTCAAGGAAGGCGAAGTTTGCGTCTACGACGATCAACAACAGAAAGTGCACATCCAGCGCGATCAAGTCTATGGCCGTTCGCAGTTCCAAATTCGCTGGCAATCGATCAAGGATGAACCGGACAAAGATGGACATGGACGCAATGAGCCAAATTTTGAAAGTGGAGAACAGAAGCCATCGCGGGATCAGACGAAGGCACAACAGAAGCCATTGTCTACTTGGACGCTCAACAACAAGTCAATCACATCGCTGCGTACTGACGAGGATGGCAAGCCGTTGACTGAAATTTTTCAGAGCGAGAAAAAAATTACATCGACCGTGTTCAGAGATGGTCGACCGTTTTTGGTAATCGACCAGGATAGAGATACAGCATTGATTACGTTGCAGACACTGCGTGGAGACCGGCCGCATTTGCAGTTTTCACTCGATGACGACAATGGAAAATTCAGTTTTGATACGGGCGGCGAGGCTGAAGGAACTCCGCATCTCGTTTTTGAACAGGACGACGCGGCCAAGAGGATTACCATCAGAACCGATTCGAATACGTCGACGATCTGGGACAACAATTCGATGACGATTGTGATGGAGGCGAAAGGACCGATCACGATTCACTCAGATGCTGTGGTCAAAGTCGGCGACCATGGCGCGAGCGAGCCAGCCGGGAAGTTGGGTTCCATTGATACTGAGGGGCATCGCCTCATTGGTGATCTGGCGAAGAAAGTGTTGGTGAAATGAATTTCGTTGCCATCCGTTCAGAGAACCGAATGTCGATCGACAATTCGGTGATAGAACTCGATCTTTCAGGTAGACTAGCGCCTAATATTGAACTTCTCATTTGGCGTGGTGCGGCTGGCGTGGGCGAAATCGAATATAATGACCGTCCACGTGCGCTTCAGCAATTCGGCGATGTGATGCCATACATAGGTTTGGTCGATTATTTTCTTTCCGCGGCCAATGCACAGACAAACGCTATACCTGCGACGTTCAATTTGACACTGGAGACAGCGCAGCGAATCAAATCTGGCGCGGTTGAGATAATCTACAACAGTAAGCGACGGTTACCTATTTACGCATGGACTTCTTCTGGAACGTATTGGTGGTCAGCGAGTGATGACAGCGTCATATCTGCACAATCGATGATGATTGAACTTCCTGGTGCATTGGATTTGATCGGTCAAATCAATGATAGAATCAGTGACATCAACTATTATATCGTTGAGCTGGCAAGTGCTCAGCGTAATCACATCAACAGTGCTTTCATTGCCAGATTGAATACTGAAGTAGGTCCACAGGCCCTCGCGGGTGGCGCGGGCGGTCGTCCTATAGGACCACAAGGAAATTTTGCTATGCCGGGTCTTCAAGGTGGACTGGCGGGAATTCCTACGCCTTTCAATTGGATCAGTGGCGTCAGCACAATAGACGCAGTGTTGGTTCCTCTCGTTAACGAGATTAATGCCAGGATCAATGAGATCAATGTTTGGATCGTTGCAGTATTGATTGATCAGCGCGATTTTATCAATCATCACATTATCGGTGTTTCGAGCGGATCTTTACAAGCAGCTGCTGTTTTTCAAATAGGTACAGTTGCAAATCCAGGTTTCTACGGTCCAATTGCTGCAATCCCACATTTTTTTAATAATATTAATTGGATGTCCGCGGTTGCAGGATATATGGACGTGGTCAATCATATGAACGATAGAATAGCTCACATAAATGCATATATCGTCGCACCATTAAATGCTCAACGTGATTACTTCAATTGGATTAATACGATGTATTGGCATCAATTAGCTGCTAGTGGTCAGGGTGCTCGTCCAGGTCTTCCACACCATTCACTTCCTTACATTCCACAAGTCTTTTATGGCGTTCCTCCAATTCCTGGCGGCGGTGGATCTGGAGCGCAATGGGAAGCGACCGATATCATGCTCAACATCGGGTTATCAAAGGGAGATACACAGAGATTGCTGCAATTAATCGCAGTGCGGACAGACCAGTTGAGAGCGACGAAATTGCTTAAGCAACGTGAGATTCGCTTTTTGCCAACGATCCAAGACGTGCTCAATTACGACGTTGCGGTGGGATGGGTAACTTATTGAAGGATCGAAGATATGAATACAGAAATCATCGACAACCTACGCAGATATGAAGAAGTCACGCGTACTTTGCAAGCGTTTGAGGCTGGCGGCAGGATCGTCAGTATGTCGGTGTCGACGCCGCCACCTATACCGCCAGATACGCCTCCTGATCCTGGCTTGCCACCAGGGCCGCCGTGGGTGCCTCCACCTGTAATATTTGCCGTGATTGATACAACAGACATTGTCTATCCGGTAGGAATGGTGGATGCGATCAAAGAGGCATTGACCAAAAGAAGGCACATGCTTGTGGATGAGTTGGGTAGGTTGGGTGTGTCAGGGCTTGGTTCATGAACAAGCAAGATACGCTAGAGGCAATGCCTATCGTCATTGCGGCCACGGATACGCTGCTTGAATGGGCTCCGACGCAAGGGCGTCCTGGTGCGATATTGCGCACCCGCGCAGGCGTGATCAAAGCCGATGCAGAAAGGTTGATTCAGTTTGACATGCTTGGTCCGGCAATAACTGATATGTTTGATCAAGCAGTCGAGGCCGGGATCAATCTTGGCCAGCTTGAGAATGTGCGAGAACGCGTCGAGGTTTTTCAACCTGTAACGGTTGGTGCGATTATCGTTAAAGATTCACTGATTCAGCTCACGCTTGTTTCAGAAGGCGTGGTCATCTCTCGCATGGAGTTCGACAGCAAGCAAGATTTGGAAGAATTACAGAAGATGATCAATGAATCGTTTGAGGCTGCCGAAAATGCGGTAGCTGACAGAATGGACGCGATGACATTTCAAGCGTTGATCGGGCTGCACGCTGCGATATCATTGTATCTGATCGAGACGGCACGCCCGCGTCCGCGCATGGTCAGCTTCCGGTTCAATCAGATCATGACGACGTTGACGGCCTCATATCGTCTGTATGACACCGCGGCTCGCGCCGATGACATTCGCGATGAAAATCGCGTGATACATCCTGCTTTTTTACGGCCGGAAGGGCGAGCACTCGCATTCTAGGTTTGGTGAAATGAGTGTCGACATTCGTCTTGTTCAGAACACGCTGTTCCCCAAATATCCGCCGATCGGGTCAGTGACGATCGATTGGTTGCTGCTTGACGACGGCACGTTGGACGATACTCAGGCGCTATGTACCGCTGTCGTGGTGGCTTTAGGCACGGATAAACTAGCCGATCCTTGGGATGAGTTGCCTGATCCTGACAGTACAGACAGGCGCGGCTGGTGGGGCGATCTTGAATGCGAAGAGATCTGGGATGGTTGGCCGATAGGATCGCATCTCTGGCTATTGCAGAGAGCGAAGATTCTCGGTCCGGGAGCGCGCCAAGGCGCGACGGTCGTTCGCGTCGAGAACTACATTCGTGATGCCATTCAACCATTTTTGGACAGACGCATCGGTTCACGTCAAGACGTGGTTGTATCCAAGGTGGATGATCAGCGCATAGATGCTTTGGTCAGAATATATCGAGGACCTGATTTGGAAATCGAATTGCGCTATCAAATTTTGTGGTCAGGCATCAAAGTTGCTGGCGGCACTGCTGACATCGGTGAACCGTTGTATCCCCTGTGACAGAGGACAATAACTTTGCCGTGGGCCACTCCGTCGTTATCAACGGTTCGTGGGTTGGTGCGCGATCAAATTCGCGCGCATTTGCCCGGTGCAGATTCGTTGATACCGAACAGTGTTCTGCGCGTCATGTCAGATGTGCAGGGCGCGCTGTGCCATCTTGTCTTGCAGTTCATCGATTGGCTTGCCTTGCAGCTTCTGCCGGACACGGCCGAGCATGAATGGCTTGAGCGCCACGGTCACATATGGCTGACAAACGCTGATGGAACAACAGGCCGTAAGCATGCGACGTTGGCGGCTGGCACGGTGACAGTAACTAGTCAGATCCCTTGGACGCGGGTTCCTCAAGCAACGCAGATGATCCACAACAATATCGGCTACGAGACGCTGGAGGAAGTGTTTACACCAATTGCCGGAAATCCGGTTCCTGTCCGAGTGCGTGCGCTCGATCCTGGCGCGGCGGGCAACGTCAACATCGGAACCAACATCTCTGTCATCAGCGACGTCCCGGGATTAGACAACTCTGCCAACGTGCTCAGCATGTATGGCGGCACGGATAGCGAGACAGACGATCAATTGCGCTATCGAGTGTTGTTGCGCATCCGGGAGCCACCGATGGGCGGCTCTAAGACTGACTATGAAGCCTGGGCTCTCGCAGTACCTGGATGCACGCGAGCTTGGACTAACCCTCTGGAGATGGGTATGGGGACCGTTACGGTACGGGTTATGTTTGACGATCTACGGCGAGATCAAACACAAGGATTCCCCATTGAAGAGGACATCCTCGCTGTGAGGGATTACATCGATCAAGTTAGACCAGTGGCAGTGAAAGATGTATTCGTCGTGCCGCCAATTCCGCAGCGAATCAACATCATCGTCTGGCGACTTGTTCCAGACACGCCAGCAATTCGCGCCGGTATCGAAACAAGCTGGCGCGATATGGTGTTCGAGAAGGCTATTCCTGGTCAACCAATGTATGCTGTGTGGAAGACCTGTGCCGTTCAGAACGCTCCAGGTGTCATTTCTTTCACGACAGATAATGTTGATGAATTCATGCTGAGTCCTGGTCATTTGGCGGTGCCTGGTGATGTGATTTACGGCTGATTTTTATACAAATCCTGACGCGTCCTCCAGAGCATAGCAATGACTGACAATCCTTACGGTTATCAACCGCCCTACGGTCATCAACGTCCTTTGCGACAAAATCCGAACCAATTTTGGGTTCGCAAGAAGTTCTTGCCACCGCAAATTCGCGATCGTTATGTTCGGCGCGGCTGTCCCGAATATGGCGAAGCGATGCTTAAACTTCTGCCTCAAGGACAAGCTTGGCCACGTGAAGAAGGCAGCACGTTGGTCCGGGTGTGCCGGGCATTGGCTTGTTACTGGGGATGGGTCGACAATCGGGCTGGGGATCTGCTCGAACGCGAGAGCGATCCGCGAATTACGTTTGAATTGCTTCCCGATTGGGAGCGCGCATGGGGATTGCCTGATCCTTGTTTTCCTGAAGCGCTGACGATCGGTGAACGGCAGCGCATGCTGATTTTGAAAATGACCTGGATGGGCAGCCAGTCGCGTGCCTATTTCGAACGGGTCATGAAATGGATCGGCTTCGACGTCAACATCAAGGAATTCGCGCCATTCATGGCGGGTATCAGTGAATGTGGTGATACGCGGCCGCGAGCTTATACACGCTTTACATGGTCGCCGGATCAGCATGGCGATGATAATGATCCGGAACTTTTTCTCGATCGACCAGTGCCGAGCGGCTGGGTGCCGAGTGCAGGCAATGTTGATCGCGTCGAGGACGAGGATAATTTTCGCTGGTATGTCGGACCGCCAGAGATGCGATTTGCTTGGTCCGCGCGTAGCGATCGGATGGGACTCGTGTGGTTCCGCGCCGGGAGCGGGCAAGCTGGGGTTGATCCGCACTTACAATTTCGTCAGCCACAAGAACTACAATGCCTTTTGAATCGATGGAAACCCGCGCACACGACAATCGTCATGGACGTCGGCAATCTTGCTTTCGGTAGCACGATGGATGGTACGTTCGAGCCGCCGACGACTGATGCCAGTGTGATCAGGTGGCGTCGTGATGCTCTCGAACAATGGCAACGGCATCTGTACATGCAGGAACTCCTTGCGACTGAAGAAGGAGCAATTCTCGTGACTGAGAAAGGTCAAGCGATACAGGTGGGGTTATGAAATATTGGGTAAGTCTGTTAGTGACGTTTTTAATGACGAGCGCGCTTGCTCAACAACCAACGATATCAATTCCCAATTTGCCAGCGGCTGGACCAATAACATCGGCAGATCAGATTATCATCACTCAAGGAGATTCGACGCGTCGCGTGACAGCCGGTGCCATCCGAACGTTTATTCTCAGCGGGCAACCCGCTTATTTGCCACTAACAGGCGGACAGTTGACCGGTGACTTGAAGATCAGGTCAGCAGTGCCGCCTCAATTCGTCCTCGATGCAGGGACCGTGCAGCAACGTAACATTCTTGGTCAGACAAATAGTTCAACCCGGTGGCGCATGGTGATGGGTAACTCCAGTCCGGAAACTGGGAGTAACGCAGGATCAGATTTTCTTCTACAACGATTTGCTGATGATGGGACGACAATTCTCGGCACTGTGTTCACTATCAATCGCGCGACGGGCCTTATCAGGTTAGCTGGGCAAATGCTAATGCCACCAGTCACTCCCGCCGCTTCAACAGACGCGTGCGCAATAGGGACAATTCAATGGGATGCAAACTACATTTACGTTTGCACGGCCGCAAATACTTGGAAGCGTGCCGCCTTGGCTCCTTTCTAGCAGAGCATGAAGGAAATCGCTAATGCGTTATATTCCGCCGTTCGGCTCTAGCGATCCGAACGCTCCATGGGTCAATGGCGATCCGACGGTTGGCCGTCAGGGGTCAATTCCGCCTGCGGCTGCGTTTGAAAATCCACAGCGCGAGATTGTCAATGTAATTTCCAAGAGCAACATCACGCCTGCCGATTCTGATTTGATGCAAATGTTGAAGGGCATCAGATCGAGTTGGATGTATTACGCTGAAGATACTGGTTCAGAGAACACGATCTCAGTTGCGTACGACCCGCCATTGTCTGCCTATAATCGTGGCCTCAAGTTGCACGTTCATGTCAGGCACACAAACACCAGCGCCGTTCGCATTAATGCTGGCGCTGGCTTTGCTCCAGTGCGGAAGATGAACGGGTCAGATCTTCGGGAAGGCGAATTGAATGCCGGGGCGATGTGCACGCTTGTGTATGATGGCACGGTCTTTCAGCTGACAAATTCTGGTTTGGCTGGCGGTGGTCTCGGCGATATTTTTCAGGTCAAGATTCCCTACGCCGTGGACAATTCGCCGACAGTGAACGTTGTGCGTGCTTGGTTCTCGCCGCCGATTGATGAAATTGCAGCTGGCGACGTTGTTGCAGTTAAGTTTGCCAACACAAACACAGGTCCGATAGTTCTTAACATCGACAATTTGCCCGGCGCGTACATGATGCCCAATGGCGGAGGTGGAGCGCATGCGCTGCAAGGTGACATCAAAGCTGGCGACGTAATGATTCTTTTCTTTGATGGACAGTATTGGTGGTTTCAGCCTAATCCAGAGATCAATGCGCCGATCCAATACAACATTGGTGCTGGCCAACATTGGCCGAGCATT